TTTTAAACTATACTCAAAATCCGTATTTCCACTTGCTGATTATAATAGAAAATCCCCTCTGGGGAAACTTGGTGCAAAACTGGAAGCTGCAGGTAAACTGCGTCTATTTGCGATGGTCGATGCGATCACTCAGTGATTGCTTGAACCACTTCATCGATATATATTCTCTCTTTTGAGATTACATAAGATGGATGGAACGTTCGACCAACTAGCCCCGCTTTCACGGGCATGAAAGTTCAAAGCATTGTATAGCTTGGACCTCTCTGCCGCCACTGACCGATTACCCATCAAGTTGCAAGAAATGTTATTAGCAAATTTGCTTAACGACAAAGACTTCGCAACTGCTTGGGCTCGATTATTGGTTAATCGTGATTATGCAGTCCCTCCAAAACGGTCATATACAACTATCGGTAAAGAAGATAGAGATTGAAAATCAACATCAACTGAACCAAAGGTAGTAAGATACGCTGTTGGGCAACCAATGGGAGCTTTGAGCTCCTGGGCTATGTTAGCATTTACGCACCACTTTATTGTGCAGTGTGCCGCCTGAGAATGTCGGATTGTCCCAAGCACAGTTCTTTATGAAGACTATGCAATATTAGGAGACGACGTAGTAATATTTAATGGAAAGGTAGCGAAACGCTACCTGAAAATTATTAAAGCCTTAGGGGTGGAATGTAATATGTTTAAATCTGTAATTAGTTTAATTCAAAATAAATTAGTTGCGGAGTTTGCAAAGAAAACATTCCTTCGAGGTATAAATGTATCACCAGCTCCTTTAAAGGAACTGTATTCAGCATTAACCTCCCTAGGTAATTTACGACAGTATTGCCGGGCATACAAGCTCGACTTTAATGATATGATTAGGCTAACAGGTGCCGGTTACAAAGTTATGGGTGGTTTAAATAAACCTATTCATAAACAAAATAATTTGGTCCGACTACTTCATATAGTTTCGTTCATTCCTACCTCGGTCGCCGACATGGCGGAATTCTATAAAAGACTTCATTACCGAGTAAAAATGTTGCACCTACATAATGTTCTGGACGCCTTCATTAAATCTTATTTCACAAGGTTTTACCTTAGAGTAATCAGATGTATTGATCATTTAGAGAATTTGAGTGATGGGCATTATAACCAACCTGGAAATCTGGCTCCCTTTACGGGACCGGATAAATTCAAGTGGAGAGAAATCGAAAGAGATCTCTATCATATTGCTTATCATGACTATTATCTAAAATCATTACACGACTTGAAAGAAATCAAGCGACAAATCGAAGATTTACAGTCAGCGAGCGTAATTGGTATATGAAGATTGTTTGGAATAACCTTAAAATTAGAAAGAGAATTAAGTAGTATTTCTACTACACTATTCTTTCCTAATAAAATTGACTCCACTCCATCTCCTAATGCTAAGGAAGTTCGATTTTGACGACAGTTCTCGAGAGAATTGAAGACTATTCCTACTAAAACCTTAACTTCTAGCCAGCCATCGAAATTGGCAATGTCTGGGATTCATCCTATGATGTTGCTTAGTATCCGGACCGCGGGAAGATGGGTACTGCGGAATTGATCTATTCTTAGACCAATCCTTAGACGTACTCCCCCAATAATCATGAGAAGAAAACCATTGGGACTTTGAGCATTTT